CGTTGTATACTGCTTTCTTAACCATTTTATTAGTTTTAAACTGAGCATCTTTAATGTTAGTTCTAGCTGTGTCAATTATAAATTGAACTTGCTCATCATCTATCTCTAATTTTATAATCGGTTCGCCTAACATCAACCGCGCCCAATCAATAAGTTCTTTATCGGTCATTCCAGCATCTCCTTTTCATAACAATAATCTATCGTCATTAAGATTGATTTGCATGAGAGCCGATAAAATATCAGGAGAACAATTATGTACGCAGGACTATTAAACGGTCACAAAGAATTATCAAACGCTGATTATCGCAGAGTAAATTTAGTGAAAGATGATGACGGCAAGATGTATGCCATATTCAACCCAAAATCTGCTTGGAGTGCTACATCTCTATTTGTAAGTAAGTATTGTTCTTTGCCGCTTGCAGGATGCGGAGATATAACAATATCATATTTTGCCAGTACGGTCTACGTCATGGCTGGTGATACTCTTAAAATACACGTTGGAACAATTCATCCTTTAAAGAAAACTAAGTACTTAGATTTAAACCTCATTAAATCCTTATCTTATAGCGAAAATCAATCTTTCATTAAAACTACAACTAAGGCTTTCCGATGACATTAGCCGCTGCCATTATCGCTTATATACTCATAGAAGCTGCTCTTTGGTTTTTTATTGTATGCTCTCCAACTAAGGACGAAAAGTTAAGTAACAAGGATATGATCTTTGTTGAGGACGCCCTTTTGCTGCTACTAGGTACTTGTAAGTATCCCAGCAAAAAATTAGATGAAGTTACAGATTGTCTGGAAAAGATTAAAAAGCTAAATAACCGTTAAGTTAAAATCTCGCTTAAGCTGCTGAATCTGTGGCATTGTAAGAACTAGATTAGACGCATCCCTATTGGTTTGTATTTGTAGTATATTGCCAACTACCCTTACGCTTACTGGCCCCAAGTTTGTTAGACCATTAAAGAGTCCTGGCATAAAAATTGCTGGTGCTGGTGTGCCTACAGCCTCTAGATATTGAGTCCAAGTTTTCATATTATCTACCTAATCCTGATCCTACTTCTTTTTGTATCTGCTGAACCTGTTGTGATGTTAGCGGAAGCCTTATGCTGTGAGTTCCGCTATCTATCTGCAATGCTTGCCCAACTAATTGTAAGTTAGCCTGCCCTAGGTTAACTGTTCCATTAAATCCACCTGCCGTCATCGGACGAGCAGAGGTAGCATAATTTGGCATATTTTCGCAGTATTGGGTCCAGGTTTTCATATAAGTTATTTAGTAAACTAACTTAAAATATGCAATTTCCTGATGTAGAGTTTCGCACAATAGTGGTTGACCCGCCTTGGACACCAGAAATGTCAATTATTAATGGAAAAGCGCCCAAGGGCAGTCCACAATCTCATTATAACACATTAAGCTTAGACGAAATCTGTTCTATCAAGCCGCCGATTGCCAAACAGGCACACTTATACATATGGTGCCTTGCACAACACGTAGATTGGGCCTATACGGTCGCTGGCGCATGGAAGGCTAAACCAATCATACTTTGGACTTGGAAGAAGCCAGGGCTTGGCGTAGGACGTTTTAGATGTAATACAGAACATATACTTGTGTCTCGGGTAGGAAGTAGACACGGAAATCCTTTTGGAATGGGTGGACGGCATTCACAGGCTACTAGTGGAACATGCTTTTCATGGGATAGAGGCAGGCATAGCGAGAAACCAGATGATTTCTATAAGCTAGTAGAAAAGCTATCGCCAGAACCACGATTAGACATGTATGCTAGAGCTAAAAGAGAAGGCTGGTATTGCTGGGGTAATGAAGCTTAGCGAACCGCTAATATTGAGCTAACATTTCCGCCATCTTCAACTAACTTTTCACAGTAATCTACTAAACTCTTAATAACTTCATCGTCATAATTTGTTTCACCGGCTATTCTGTCTTTTATTCCTGATCTATGGCCATATGGATCTTCTAAATTTTTTTGTATTTCGTATATTAAATCTTTAGTCATAAGCACCTTAACATGACCAAAGTTACCAGTTTCTATATTTCTGCAATTTTGATACTCTTGCTGAAAGAACTGTTTAATTTTTTGACTGTCTAATGGGACTCTAATTTTAGACTTAGCTAATTCAATGATTCTAAAGTCAATTCTACGCACTTTATAAGCAGCTAAAATTCCCCTAAGAGTTCTAGCCATTTTTAGTTCAGGAATACCTGCATCATATATTCCTTGATTTTCGTCAAATTCCTTTTTAATTAAGTCATCAAACCCAGCTCCTGGGATCTGTGTTTTAAATGTATCAGCCTTCATTTTATCTTCTAATGTTTGGCCATACTTTAACTTTATGGCAGGCAAGGCTATTTGTGTCATTGCTGGAGAAATATCGTCAATGATTTGCATCGGAGAAGTAATTCTAGCTTTTTTATTAAGGGCATTACTGAGCCATGTAAATTGCCCGTTCTTTAAAAAGTGATTGCTCTTGTCAAGAATGTTCCCTGTATTGTGCTCTATATCGTACATATGATCAATCGCTATAATGTCTGAATCTTCTGATTTAGAATTATACAGTTGGAGCCATGCATCACAAGCCTGTTCCCATGAAGGACCACCGTAATCTTTGTCCCAATCCCCCTCCCCAAAAACAAATTTAGCCATTTCTACAAAGTCTTTTTCATTATGGGTACTTTTTTCCATCGATGAATAAGATGCCAATCTTCTACTGTTATAGATAGGAGTACTGTTAATAGTGTTTTTCATCAATTGAGAATTTGCTTGAATTTTTGGCCTAAACGATGCATCAAAAGAAGAGTCTAAATGGTTAAAAAAATCGCTAAATATTCTAGAATATTTAGCGCCCATTTGTCTACGAATCATATCTGTCATATGGCTCATTGGTATTTCTTGCGTATCTCGGTCGCCACCATGTCTAAATTCTGCCGTTATACTAAAAAGAACCGCTTCTAATAAATCTGATTTAAGTTTTGGTATAAGAACTTTTGCCACTTCATCCAGCATGTAGTCTACTTTATCTTCATGATTCATTTCGCCGCCGTACTCTGGCTTCTTAGGCATTATGGTTAAGCCATGTTGATTAGCCTTGTTATAAAGCGAATTTCTGCCTCTTAGCAAATTCAACATATAGAAGTCATATAATTGTTCTTCTGGATCATCGGGAACACGATAATTAAATGAACCAAAAGATTCTATAAATTGAGAGAATCTCATGGCTCTACGACCTCATCTATACTTCTTTGTTTACCGACTAATGATGCGCAGTAGCCATATAAGTATTTTGATGCTGCATATCCATAATGAGTTTCACTGTCTATTTTTTTAACTACTGCTTCATATAGCCAGGTGTCTTTTAGCCTTATAAATTTGTCTATTTCCCGTATTAAATCACTACTTAATTTAACCTTTACATATTTAAAGTTACCAGTTTCTATGTTTCTTTTATTATTGTATTCAGATGTAAGCACTTTCTTTATCCGCGCGTCATCTAACTGAGGAACTTTTAAAGTATTTTTTAACCTTTCAATATCCTTTAATGTAACCTTTTTAGGCGACCAACCAAGATATAGCCCAAGTCGCACTAACTTTAATTCAGGAATTGAAGAACTATGATAAGCTCCTTCGTAGGCACTCCAGTCATGGCCAGTCAAAAAATATTGGTTTTCATAAGAGCCTTTATATGGTGAAATTTCCGCAGATGCCTTGTCTTGATACGTTGTTCCAAATTTTAATTTTATGGCCGGCAAAGCTAGTTCTCTCATGCTTGACGATACTTTATCCACTATATCCATCGGACCATTAGACTGCGCCTTATCATCCAAAGCAGTTTTGAGCCATGTAGTATTTCCCCCCTTAATATACTTAGCTACTTTATTTAAAACAGAACCATTATTATGCTGTAGATCATAAATGTGATCAATGGCGACTATATCAGAATTTTCACCTTTTGAATCATATAATTGCAGCCATCCATCACAAGCATTTGCCCATGGTTGGCCACCATAGCTAGCCTGCCAACTACCGTTCGCAAACGTAAATTTAGCCATTTCTACGAAATCTCTCTCAGTAGAGCCGCCTTTTAACATACTGCGATAAGCGGCCATTCTACCGGTCATATTATAATGAAGAAAATCGGCATTATGCGGATCTACGAAATTTTTAACATTTCTAAACATTCTGTCTTTTACAGGAACAGATTTATTAAATTCTGCCATTTTGTCTTTAAAATTATCATAATTATAATAACTAAAAAAATCATTGTATATTTTTGCGTATCTCTCGCCGACGCCGTCTGCTATATTAGCCGAAAAATTTTTATAATCTCCCATTTCACGAGGCACATGCCGCATTTCCGCAGTAATGCCGAATAGCACTGCCTTAAGGAAGTCGGATTTAAGCTTGGGGATTAGAGTATGTGCGACTTCATCTAACATATAATCTATTTTGTCTTCATGGCCCATGTCACCGCCATATTCTGGCTTTTTAGGTGAGATAGCCAACCCATGTTGATTAGCTTTGTTATAAAGCGAATTTCTGCCCCTAAGCCAATTAAGCATATAGAAGTCGTATAATTGCTCTTCTGGGTCATTGGGAACCCTATAATTAAACGAGCCGAACGACTCTAGGTAGGCACGAAATCGCATATACTATTTATGTGTCTTAAAGCATAATACGATAAGTATATTATGATATGCGATTACTGTGGAAATAAATCCGATAAACTGGTTCCATTAAATGAACATCAGGTATGCGCAAAGTGTAGCGGGAAAAATATTAACATGTTTTCTCATATGTCTATTCCCCTATTTAAAAATTTAAATACGGCATCCATAGCCAATAAGCTTGTAAGTGTGCAGCCATTACTTGGTCCAACGGGATTGATTTACTACTTGCGCTGTCGCTATTCTGCATCTAAGGGCCTTGACAAGTAAAGTTTTTAGTGTAAAATGGGGTTTTCAGGAGAAGAAACATGGTGTGTCTTTGGTGATAAATTGTGCGGGTTCAGGCCAACAGGCAAATTGCATCTTGGTCACTATTTCTCGGTAATACTGCCAGGAAAAGCTGGAGCTAGCGTTTTAGTTGCTAACTATCATGCGCCTGGGCAGGAAATCAAGAATAGCATTGAGCTACTGAACAAATTTGGCGTTTCTAAAATCATAATTCAAAAGGATGTTTTTAATGCCGAATTTTACTTCAAACTTCTTTCAATATCCGCAATGGGCGATTTAGAAAGAATGACACAATACAAGTCGTCGTCTAATCCAAGCGCCCATTTATTAACGTATCCAGTTTTGATGACGCACGACGTAGCAGGATTTAAAAAAGTACTTGTTGGGGAAGATCAAACACAGCATCTTCAGTATGCATCTAAGCTACTAAAAAAATATAACAGAGTTTTCAGCGAAGATTTTGTTATACCTGAACCAGAGATTGTAGTGGGAAGAATTAAGGATTTAAAAAATCCATCTGTTAAAATGTCAAAATCAAATCCAGGCGGTTGTTTGTTTTTAGACGACAGTTATGAAGAAATTAGTTTAAAGTTAAAGAAGGCAACCACCGATAAAAACGGTATGGATAATTTGTGTTATTTATACTCTTGCTTTGTGGGCGGCGAGATTCCGTCTATGAACCTAGAGTTAAAAGAACGATTAAGCGAATCAATTTTTAATAAACTCAGGAGCTAAAAATGAAATTGAAGTATTATATAAAACTTAAGTATTACCCAAACATTAAAGGGGGAGAATGTGTGCCTGATTTTGTGGAATTTGCCGATGGAGAGGAGCCGGTAGAGCCAGAAAATTTTCAACATTGGATTGACCTTAGCAGCCAGAGAGACAAAAGCTGGCACGAAAGACATCTAGAGCCTCATAGAAAACAAAGATTAGCAGAAATAAAGGAGCGATCATGAAGTGCGATTACTGTGGACAACCTATGTCAAACGCAAATACCGTTGAAGATGTTGCGTGTAACTATGACATATGCGACAAATGCTTTCGTAACCGAAACGATCCAAGAAAAGCATTCGTGGGATTAAAGCCGTTGTCTGCCTTTGATTTCGCGCCAGTGAAAAAAATAACTGCTAAGAAAGCAAAGAATAAGAAGAAGGCAAAAGATGTGCCGGTGTCAGGAATGAAATGGACTGAAATTCCCGCGGGCTATTATGGCGATGAGTTAACATAGGTTGAGAAAGAAATTAGAACATGTACGATTTATATGGAGTCAAAAAAGTGTCTGTCGGATTTGATGATGAAGCCGACATGGACATATATGAAGAAGTTAGGACTTTGTTGGCTCACTTCACGACAAAGCACAAAGCAGAAAAGTATGTAAAAAATTCTACTCTAAATACAAAATATGGAACTCCCTATTTTAGTAATAAATCTCTTTTATTGGACTATAAAAAAGCAGTTATCGTTAAACAACCGGAAACAGATCCTGTCATATAATAATACGTTCGTCGCTATTATAAATATGCTATGTATGTCGCCGCTCATCCGGTTTTAGTTCTCAATAAGTCATGGATGCCTATTGGCATTAATCCTCTAGAGTCGGCTATTTCCAAGCTGTTCAGCACCTATAAGAACAATGAGCCAAAAGCAAGAATAGTTGACGCGATTAACGGTTTTTCCACCTATACATGGAATGATTGGTCGCAAATTCGTCCTAACGATAATGAAAGTGTTATTAAAACTAGAAGTACCGCATATAGAATTCCAGAGGTCATACTCTTAACCAGATACGATGGCTTTCCCAATAGACAGGTGCCGTTTAATCGTAGAGCTATCTACAACAGAGATAACAATCAATGTCAATATTGTGGGGCTACACCTGGGACCAAAGAGCTGTCTATAGATCACATTATACCGGTATCAAGAAATGGAAAAACTAATTGGTTTAATTGCGTAATCGCTTGCACCAAATGCAATAGGTACAAGGCCAACAATACGCCTGATGAAATCGGGATGAAGCTTATTAGACAACCATTTAAACCAAAATTTAGTATATTTAACATTGATCGTAGAGTTATGCCGAAGTCATGGGATGCATTCCTGTCTGAACTTTACTGGAACACCGAACTAGAAAATAGTAATAAATCCTAAAGTTTAACAAATCATTTACCGAATAACATATTATGAATACACTAATATTGGCGTTAGCATTTCTATGCTTTAATGACGGCCCGCGCCTTTGGTCACCGGAATCGCAACTAGAGACAACAATAAAATTTACAATACCTGAAGATACATCATCCACAACGGTAAAGATAGACGATGATTTGTGGGTGGCTATGTACTATGGCCCTAAAAACACAAGAAGGGTTATTTCAGAAAAAACAAAATGTAAATTAACATTGCGTCGGAATGGCAGCACTTATGCCGGAAATGTTTCTATTAACACACCAGAAAAAACATCTACATTATTTCTAACAAGCGAAAAAGGCACGGCATTTAGCATTACTTTTTATGCTGGTGAATGGAGTCTTGAAAAGAACATACTAAGACCAACTACAAATAGCAGAAAAACGCAAGAAGACGACATATTAAAAGTATTTAATTATCTTAGTGATGGCAAAGTAGAGGAGTTCTAATGAGCGAATGTAAGCATAGTTTTGTAATTGCGGCTTGCTATGATAAAGGCAAGTACTTTGAACAATGCACTATTTGCAAATTTTGGAATATAACAAACGAAAATAATCATTGTGGTATTGTCGGCTTACCAATACCCGCAAAGTTAATGGTGAATTTAGATGGTTTAGAAATTAAGAAAGAATAAATTATGAAATGTCATACAATGCATGTTTGTTGTAGCGATCCTCAGTGCCCGACATTTAAAGCCATGTCAGACTTTTTAAACTCTTATGAAACGAACGCTAAGTCATCTGCGATTTTTTACTTTAATGCTCCTAAAGATGAAAGTAAAAAGCAAGAATTTTACTTTGAGTTGACCAAAAGGTCGGGGCTACCCATTTGTAAATGTGGAATGTGCCTTGGTAATGAATGGGTAACTGATAACAATTATACTATGGAAGTAAAAAACGATCATACTGAAGAATTGCTTAAAGTATGCAAAGTTTGTTTTGAGAATGGAACATTAACATCTACCGATATAACATTAGCAAATGAATTCCGCAGATTTTCAGATGCTCAAGAACATACGCCTTAGTGGCCTATTTTTTCTGATGGATTATTGCCCAGAAATGTTTTAAAGGACGATACTTTTCTTTTTTGGTCCATCGGCGGATACTCCGCTATTATTTCGCGCCCCTCTTGTCTAGTCCCAAATCCTTTCCTGGCTAATACAGACAATATCTGCGATTCGTTGGCCTGGTTTTCTTGAATTCTTACAAAGATCTTATTTCTGCCATTCGGACGTAATGTAGATATTAATTTATCCACCAGCTCATTAGTGGATATTGGATCATTTGAGTATAGCATTTTTACATCTAGATAACTTTGATTTAATTCGTATATCATAACTCCATTTATATGAAACGACGGATTTTCTGCCACATATCCGATATAATTACGTTGTCTAAGAGCATCTTTAATGTCTTTCTCGCTCCATGTTACCAGTCCCATGTCGGTGCGGGCAACATCTATCGCGTTTTCAATATCCCTTGAGATTAACCATCTAATAGACATGCTTTATTTACTCATATGACTACTCTAATTTGCCGATTAATATATGGAGAATAATTATGCCATACAACACCGAATTTTATAAAATGTACGACGAATACTTACATGAGCCTACAGTTAGAAAGGCGCATGACTGGATTTTTGATATTATTAAATTCAATTCTTGTTTTGAGTATACGGTTGATTTGGGGTGTGGGCTGGGAGAATTCAAGAGGTATACCCGCCCTAGAGCATATCTAGGACTAGACAAAAATTTTGAGGGCGTCAACGTCAAAAAAATAGATTATAGAAATTGTGATTTAAAGCAAGTTTTAGGAGGGTTTAAACCGCTTTCATTCGTAAGCCTATTTTCATCAGAAATAACGGCTACGGTAAAAGAAAATTATGAATTATATGAAAGAATATTTAAAGAAATCAGAGTGAAGGCAGCATTAGTTGCTGGCTTTTATTATTATGGCAAGATCAACGAAAGCATTGTTCAAGAAAACGGCGGATTGACGAGCTATCAAACAATTGAGCCTATTGAGTCCGTGATTTCAGATGTATTCACCGAAAAACGTGTAGTCTTGCCCGTTCCATCTAAGCTATTTGGCCCAGATGTTTATGAAGTATGGAAGATACTGGAAGAAAGATAACTATTACCACTCAAGTATCTTTAGCTCTGCTCTAATAGAGCACTTATCGCCTATAGCGTGATTGATTTTATCGTTTACGCTACCCTTATTAATAAGTTCGCCACGATAAAAAGTGTTGCATCCTACAATAATACCAGCGATAGGCATAACAAAGTCATAATTCAGTATAATTGGCTTGGAGCTTTTGTTATCGTAGTTGGCCTGTGATTGCGCATCCATTTTTATATTATATCCTGTAATAAGATGCTTTTCCCCACCACCATTTGGCTGGACCATAACCTGAACAGAAAAATCGCTATAGTAATTTTTAGTTTTAATATAGCCCTTCCCACCATAACTGAGGGATGCGATTAGATTTGCGTTGATGAGCTTCATTTTTTTCTTTCTTATATTTTAAGGTTTAGTCTTTTAATAAAGAACTAATAGAACCGCCCTGATTCGTTCTGCGAATAGCTTTGGCGAACATTTCCGTAGTTGACACAATTTCAATTTTCTCAAGTATACTTTTATCTAAATCATCAAAATGATTTATCGTATCAGTAATGATTATCTTATTTACGCCAGCAAGATAATCATTAACTTTTCCAACAAATAAACCATGAGTGGCGCAAATTGCCCAAACTGTACCGCCGTGTGATTTGACTGTATCAACACACTGCTTAATTGTTTTGCCGCTTGAAATCATGTCGTCAATAATCACTACTTGCTTGTCTTTAACATCACCAACGATATGATTTCCGCTTACGTCACCCGCCTGACTTCTACTTTTATCTAAATAAGCAAGTCCAACATTTTCCTTTAAAATATTGTTCAGTGCATTACGGAATCTAGACGCTCTTGACATTCCGCCTGAATCAGGGCTAAGAACAGCAATGTTTTTGTGGTTTTTTATTGTTGCAGCTACGTGTTTAGCAAATAAATTTTTGGCTTCTAGATTGTCTGTATTAATACGAAAACTGCACTGGAAAGAACTTAAGTTGTGAATATCACAGCAGATAATACGATTTGTGCCTACAGATTCTAAGAGTTGGGCGACATACTTTGTGGCGATTGGTTCTCTCGGCTGTGTTTTCCTATCCATCCTTGAAAAGGCCATAAACGGCACGACCACGTTTATCTTGCCGGCGGAGGCATCCCTCAATGAACCGATAAACATCAATAACTGCATGAATTTTTCTGACGGAGTAAAATCTTTAGTAAAACAAAGAGAGCTAATGATATAAACATCCATATTCCGTACATTCTCGTCAGACCGAATGTACGGCTCTTTGTCGTCAAAAAGCTTGTAGGTGTATCTGCCTAGCGATAAATCCAGTTGTGCGGCGACTTTTTCCGCAAAAGGGATCGTCCCAGGCATTCCGAATAATTTGATTTCATTCATACTACGACCTTTTTATCACAAAACATTCGCCTGGTCAAGACCAAAACTCACATTGACGTAACCTTATTTTTATGCTATTATCTCGCTTATGTACATTATTGAGAAATCCCTTACGCTGGCACAGAATTTACTGCCTAAAATTTACGATACGTCCCTAAACCGGAATTGGCATTTTGCGTTTACCTATCGCAAAAACAAACTTTTGACGATTGGATATAATGACATGAGCACCGAATCTGCTCGTGTTTTGAAATTTGCCAAGAGGTTTAACACAAAACCCAAATATCTTTTCACTCACGCTGAAATTGACGCGATAAGTCGTCTATGGGGACACACTTATATAAACCATCGCATAAAGTTTGTTATTATTCGCTTAAACCGCTTCTTGGAACTTGGGGATAGCAAGCCGTGTGATGACTGCCAACAGATTTTAGATGCTCTCGGTATAACTGAAGTTTACTGGAGCAATTCTGATAAAAGTTTTAGAAATAAATATGAAAAAGTCTATGAAGTTCATTGATTCTAATCTTATTGCGTCTGTTTCACGCGGAAATGGCTGGATCAGAAGTAAAAGTATACGAAAATCGGGTTATTCCAAACCCAAAATTCCGTATACTTATGTTTCCCATAATCCACCATACCGAAGTGGCAAATACGCAGCAGCAATCGTAGCGTCTATAGCGATTATCGTTTCTCTGCCCATGATTATCGGCACTGTTTTAAGAATTTATCTTTAAAAGAAAGCAAAATTATGCTTAAACTTTTATTGGGGCTGGGGATCATCATTACAATTATGGTCTTGGGATCGCCGTTGTATTCGTCGTCTGCAATGAAATACTGGAAAAGCTTAGGGAACAAAAAATGAAAGCTGAAATATCTGTAAAAGAAAAAACGCTTTACGGAATTGGCGGTACCCCGCATCACATATTCTGCAACTTCTCCAGAACAAACGGAGAATGCAGACAATGTGAAAGATTGTACAAAACGCATCCTGTGAATGAAGAAAGACCAAATAATGCAAATGAACCATCTTAACGAAGTAAAAATGACATACTTCCAGCACCTTATCTTTGCCTTTAAGATAGTAGTTGTGCTGGTTATAACAGCAGTCATTTTAATGGTTCACGCTATTTTGCCCTTCGTGCTCGTAGACACTGCATCTACTATCATTTATCATTTAAACAAAATTTTAAATGATAGTAAGAGCAAGCCTAAGGCTTGAGGTATAATATGAGCGACAGCAATACACTAATCTTAGAAATCGCCATGTTAATATACTTCATCATAGCTATGATTGACGTAATTAATTCTCCGGCTCCACGATGCTGATGTTCTGGGTGACAAAATGAAATGGGCAAAAAAATACTCAGACTTTGTCTCGCCGAAACATACTCACTACCATAATGGAGAAAAAATAACCGCGAATAGAATGGAGGATGAGGATTGGTATCCTGCTTGGCAGCATTGCTGTACCCTTAAAACAAGCGGACCTATCAATCGGGAACGCCCATCTTTCTATGAGAGAGTTCCAAACGGATTCTCTAAGTTAATAAAGATATGTAAAAAGCGTTTAGCCGAATGGCAAGAAAATCCGATAGAAGATGTGCGGCTAAAGAGATGGATCAAGGCTATGTGGATGACAACCAGCCAAATCTCTGAAATAGAAAAGTTATACAATTCAGAATCGAATAAGGAATAACAATGGAATTTAAGCTTGACTTTGATGACGTTCTCATGGTACCAAAAAGGTCAACATTAAATAGTAGAAGTGATGTATCGTTGGAGCGCAAGCTTAGGTTTTACCACTCGCCAAGAGAGCTAACCTGTATTCCAATTATGTCATCTAATATGGTTCCCATTGCGACTATTGACATGGCAAGGGAGCTTTCTAAAAACAAAATTATTACAGTTCTACACAAGTATTATAATCCTGAAGTTCTAGCAGATTATATCAACGAAATCGGGACCGATTACCTATGGATGTCTATAGGCAAAGAACAAGAAGGACTTGACAAGTTAATCACATATCGTAAGTTAACTGGGGTCCAACCAAATATTGTAATTGATGTCCCCAATGGATATATGGAAAGTTTTGTTGGGTTCTGTAGAGATGTGAGAAATCATTTTCCAGAATCTATTATATGCGCAGGAAATATCACAACTCCCGAAATGGTCCAAGAGTTAATTATTCATGGTGGTGTTGATATAGTAAAAATACAAATAGGCCCTGGGGCGGCATGTCGCACTCGGTTAGTTACCGGCGTAGGATATGGAACATTCAGTGCAGTACAAGAATGTTCGCAAGTTGCTCATGGCCTTAAGTCTGGTGAAAAAAGACTAGGACTAGTATGCAGTGACGGAGGATGCAAGTATCCCGGCGATATATGCAAGGTGTTTGGCGGGAACGGCGACTTCGTAATGGTCGGAACTATGCTTTCCGGAACAGACGAATGTTCATCCGCTGACTGGATACTTAATCCTGATGGTTCTAAAAAAGAAATGACATGGTATGGCATGTCAACGCATTATGCGCAATCTAAATATGGTTCAATTAAAGACTACCGGGCATCAGAGGGCGCAGTAATGAATATAAAGTATAAAGGTTCTGTTAATAAAATTATACAAGAAGTTTTAGGTGGACTTCGTTCATCTTGCGCTTATATAGGCTCTACGTCAATTAAAGATATGGGCAAGTGTGCAACATTTGTCCAAGTGAGTAAGATACACCAAAATACAAGTTCTGGAGAAAATTATGATTACTAGAAGAAATGCTATTTTAACTGGCTTGGCTGCATTACCACTAGTATCTGGACTAGATGCCAAAACATTTAATCCAGATAATCCGAATAACTTACCCGAAATTGAGTACAGTGAATATGGGACTATAACCAATCTTAGATATCTTTTGTCTCATGCAAAACAGTTTCAATCCTTTAAGCAGTTGGAAGATTTGGTTCCGTATTTTAGCATAAATATAATTAAATTTAATGAAACAGATGCTCTCGCAATTTTCAAAGATCTTTGGTATTTAAATGCATACTCAACCTTATGGCACGAAAACTCTAAAAATCACGATCTAATTTCTGGTGAAATAGGAATTACTGCTCGCGAATACAAGGGAGATACTAGAAGATTTCACCGTATCGAATCTTGTAAATTAGCTAAATCTAAAGTAATGCCTTTTAATTCACGCTCATCTATGGCCCAACTACACTAAATTTAAGCAACTTTAAACTTCTGTCGCAATCTCTGTAGGACAGAAGATGGCTGAGTTGCCGCTGGCTGATTAGATGCAGCTAGATTGCGCACCTTACCCAAAAATTCTTGTCGGCGTGCGGCCATTTCTTCTGGCGATGCGCGTTCAATGTCATCTTTGGGCATTTCTGGCTTAGCGGCTCCATACAAGTCCTTGGTTCGCTTATTTTCTTTTTCTGCGGCCATATCTGCCGCTATTTGATCAGGTTGATCAGGACTTCTATGAGATGCTTTATAAGTTCTAATATTTTGAGGACGAGGTTCGTAAGGAACTTCAGCTTCCTTATCAGCGCCTTGAACTGGCTCACCTTGATATTCAGGAGTTCTTAGATCAAGTCTCTTCTTAAGATCATCAGTAGAAACCATCTTGCCTTTAAACTTGCCGGTTTCCTGATCTTCTTCGCCTTCAATGCTTCCTGCCTTCATCTGATATTTTTTACCGTGAGTCAAGTCTTCCCCGGCTTTTCTACCATGTCCCGATGCTTCTCTCGCATCATGGATCGCAATAGGAATTAAAGAATTAATCATCTTTTCAGCATTTTCATAATTTTCAAATTCACCATACTTATTGCGAACCTGCATTGCGAATGCTGACAAAACGTCTTGTGGATCTACATTCTTTAGATTTTGTCTGCGGATAGCATTCTTGATCATTCCCAATACCTGCTTATTGGTTAATTCATTCCCTTCAGAGTCATTCATTTCAGACGGCATTTCAGTTGGGTTGAAGAGAACATTATCAACGTAGTTATTACCGGCAGCGGTTAATTTCTTAACTCTAGTTCGCTCCTCTTCATCGCCCATTTCTGGCGATTGCGATGTGTCTACAGAACTAGGCTTTTCCGCATACTTTTCTTCCTCTGGAGTCATTTTATTAGCCTTAACACCAGTTCTGTGATAAGCGATTGACCAACCTACTTCTGATGGATGACCAGAAATACCTAATGTTGCCTTATTAATACCATTGGTCTGCTTGCCCTTTGTAGGATTACCTTCTGTGTCTCGTGGCGAAATCTTACCCTGAACAGTAGGATGCGTAAACCTAGGTAATTCCTTTTTAACATTGCCGGTTTCGGTATCGGAAACGGGGTAGTTTTCTAATTTATGCTTCAATGATTCAAACCCGATGTTAATATTAGGAATTTCATTGCTTCCAACAACTAGAGTTGCTGTTTCGCCGCTTGGCTGTGTGAAATATACATTATGTTCTGATGCATCTTTCTGTAATTGCGGGTTAGCGCCTGCGCCGTGCGCCGCTGCGACTGCATATCTGGCCCTCACGACTTTCGCGGCCAACTGAGTTGACGGCTTCAATCCCATGCTCTCTAATTGTTGTCTTGCCTTCTGATTACGCCCTTCATCTGGGAAAGATGCAGAAAATCGCATAAACAATTCTCGGTCAGTATTGTCCGGAACTAGCTTAACTCTTAAAGCTTTGTCGGTGACGCCCTTACGTGGGTTCGCCTCTAACAAAAATTCCGAATCTGTCTCTTGTATAAAATCAGTAAAGTTCATGCAATTTACCCTATGATATGTTGTACCTTATATATAATGCAAATAATTAAAGATTACACATCGGAAAGCCCCATACAGCCTAATTCTTTATGCTTAGGCGATTGTCTCAATGTTATGCATTATATACAGGAAAAAAGCATAGATTTCATCTTATGTGATCTTCCATACGGCACCACCTGGGTAAAATGGGATGAAAATATACCTATGCATAGCTTATGGGAGCATTATAACAGATTGATTAAACCAAATGGGGTTATGGCATTTACTGCATCGCAACCGTTTACGACTAAGCTAATTAATAGTAATATTGAGAATTTCAAATATGAACTAATATGGCAAAAAACTAAATGTGGTTCATTCCAATTAGCTAAGTATATGCCAATGAAAATGCATGAAAATATCTGTATATTTTATAAGCAAAGCCCAACATATAACCCACAAATGTTGCCGGCATCAGAGCAAACTATTAAAAGATATAAGAGAAAATTTAAGGATAAACAAGTCGGTGAATTTAACAATATGTCTACCGGAGTCTACAAAATGACTACGGACAAAGATACGTCTTTAAAAAACCCAATCAGCGTACTTCCGTTTAAATCTGAAGCAAGGCCAACTGTTCCAACACAAAAACCAGTAGAATTATTTGAGTGGTTAATTAAAACCTATACTAACGAAGGTGATTTAGTTCTAGATAATACTGCTGGCTCTATGACAACCGCCGTAGCTTGTATAGGCACTAAAAGAAACTTTATCTGCATAGAAAAAAACGAAGAATACTTTAACAAAGGAATAGAACGAATAAATGCTTTCTCATCTACCATATAAGCCACATCTTCATAAATTCATAAAAGAAATTCTAAAAGATAAGTATCCGGCGCACGCTGAACTAATAGAACGAATGGCAACGCAATTCGTGACTGAAAAAGATGTGACAAATTTATGCCAAATGATAGCAGACCTCTACGGCGCGGCTTATCTAGCTTGCATAGAACAAAATAAAGCAGAACTAGCAAGACTAGGAATAAAAGCGGACGTTTCTATGCCTCAAAGTAAGGCGTAATTGAAGAAGGTATACAGGAATAAAAATACCATCCCTCTTGCTCGCCTATTTCTTTTACCATCCACCAGCGCCTTTCCCTAGCTTGATGAATTATAGAATCTTTTCCTATTTGCGTTTTGCTCCAGCACTGAAATAAAATATCATCTACCTTAGATATAAAAAAACTAATTTTAGATGGCTTGTCGTATTGAACCTTTACTTTTACTTCATCGTATAGATCATCTTTTACTTGGATCGTTTTTGCCGGCAGGCAATTCAACATAGTTAACTGGTACTCGGGTGGTGTAGCAGGGTCAATTTTTTCAATTATAACCTGTCTTACTTCATGTTTAATTTGTGTTTTTTTAGGCATTTCTTTTACATTAAAGTTATGTAATTCATACTTTTCATCTGATAAGTTTTGGTCAAGCATCAGTTGATTAGGATGAGTTAATCTATATGGGGTTCCGTCTTTATTTATAATAGCCATGACTTAATCAATATTAAAAGTAGTAGTAGTTTGGTTTGCCAAAGATGGAGAGCCGCTAGCATCCGTAACCGTTTCCTGGAATCTCTGACAAATTAAATTTATACCAAATTGATTCCATAGAGCAAAGTTTTCGTTCTGTGCGGCAGTTAAGACAAACCATTCACGCTTAAGTGGTAAAAATATTTTAGATCCTATTCTTGGCGCTTGTCCCAATGCAGCGATTAAAGATTGGTTGTGAGTTTCAAGAACCAAATCCATCGGCCCATCAATACCAAATTGGCCTTGTTGAAACACTGCTGGGAGTGGCGTATATAGAACAAATATTTCTATGCCTGGTGCCCAAAGCTTAGTTCTATCTTCAATCCAAAGCTTGTCTACGTTATCAACATTAATTAAAATAGGAAAGAATAAAGCCGGGCTACCATATATGCGATATAGCTCGGCATTTATAGAGTGAAGCATGGCCAAATCAGGATTATTCTGATCAAACATCTGAAGCGAACCAGATAACTGATATGGTTTTCCACAAGCGTCTCGTATCATATTGATATATAGTGTATGAGCTGTTGCGACCCAAATCAAAGTAATCAAAATGTGCCTGATGCACCAGAATTTCAACGGCCTTATAACTTTATTCCGTCTTGTAATTCATGCGGAGATATGTTTACTTGGATAGACAAACCAGTAGTTGTTCCAGAAATAGTGGAGCAGCCAGTTATCTTGATTGAAAGAAATACAAGATGACTTTAGTTCCCCCGGGTTGTTGCGGCTTATCTATTAACCAAAGGCTTTCTAGTCAGCCAGAATTTCAAAAACCATATGATCCTACAGCGGCAGGGAATTGCTCAACTTGTCGTTCATTTGGAGCTATTAACGATATAGGCGCTTTACCAGAAATTGCTCTTGGATCTGAGAATGTCGTTGTAGCACGACTGACTAGAAGTGATTTTTCTTAATGTTTTGGCTTTGATTTGACGATTAATACGTATAAGGTGAAATATGTATGACTTTAATCAAAACAGAAGAACAAATCGGCTTTACAAATCCTGGATTGGCGCTAAGGGAAATGTTGGCGTTTGTCCGGAATGGCTAGATTTTAAGATTTTTGAAAAATGGGCGATTGACGGTGGATGGGAAGACGGCCAAATTATCAAAAGAAAAGATAATAGTAAGCCTTTTTCGCCAGATAATTGCTATCATTTTATTAAGGCAACTAGAGAAAAAGATCCTCTGTATAAGTGCTGGAATGCAATGCGCAGTGAATACAAGGAAAATGTATGTTCGGAGTGGACAAGCTTTGATGTATTTAAGGATTGGGCAATTAAAGCAGGATGGCAAAAAAGTTACAGGATGTATCGTAAAGATAATAATAAGCCGTATTCACCAGAAAATTGCTATTATGAAGAATGTACACATAATAATAGAGTGGATGCTGTAGTATCCTATAAAGGCAAAGAATATACGTTAAAAGAACTATCGCAACACCCAAATTGCGAAGTAGGTTATGACATTTTGTCTAATAGGATATTTCAATATGGAATGAGTCCAGAAAAGTCATTGTCTAAAGACTACGCTCCCGAAGCATTTAGGAACTTAAATAAAGAGATTACTGCATTCGGTGAAACTAAGACTGCAAAAGAGTGGTCACTAGATTTTCGGTGTAAAGTGAGTTATTATAAATTAGTGGATAGAGTGTTTAGAAATTTTACTGATCCAGAAATGGCAATGGCTACTAATAATCATTTGACGTATCGTAAATCTTCTTGCGAACTTACTTTAAAACAAATTAAAGATAAGTGTAATGAATTATTGGGTGGCACGTACGCAGTAGTCGGAGAATTCAGTGAATTTTATGGCGTGAGCGGAATTTACGGAATCTTTAATACTATTAGCGGTAAAATATATGTAGGGCAAGCAATAAGTAAGGACGGCATAGGCGGAAGATTGAGCGAACATCAATGGGATCTAGAAAAAAACCAACATGATAATATTCATTTACAGCGATCATGGAATAAACGAGGAGATCATGCTTTTGCATTTTTAATGTTAGAAACTTTTAAAGAAGTAACTCCAGATACGGCAACCCAAAGAGAGTGCTTCTGGATCAATTACTTCGGCAGCAAAAATGACGACCTAGGATATAATATAAATGATCCAAAAAACGGAAGATTAGGAATTACAAATAGGAAAATTACAACTGAACAAGTAAAAAGTTGGATTAAAATGTTTATTAATGATAATGATAAACTGCCGTCTTGTATTGACACATCCTCAATAATATATGATGAATTAGGAATATCTTGGAAAAACTTAGATCAAAATTTACGGCGAGGATTTAACGGATTTCCTGGACAACAAACATTAAAACAAATAACGCACGAAGTAATCAGTAAAAAGCATATAAATAAAAATAAAATTAGCAAAAGAAAAAGTAATGGAAATAAAGAACAGCAATGATAATGATAGTATGAAAGCAAGTTAATCAAAATAAAAAACCCACGTCAAATTTTGACGTGGGTTTGGATAAAACAATATAATAAAAAGTTAGCTAAACGAAACCGTCAAGCCTGATGATGCGAAGGAGAAAGTATCGTTCGCACTGAGAACTTTATTTTGTGCAAGCGTCGAAAAAAAGAACATTTGCCCGGTATTATAAGTAATGTTATCGCATATAGCGAGTGACGTTACTGTCCCCCAGTTACCCGTAGCTGACGCCCAAGTAATAGAGCTTGAGTTGCTAGTTGTACCATTGCTGGCAACAGCCCAGTTAGCGTCAAGTGGATTGTAGGTGACTCGGGTATAGCCATTACTGTTTGCTACTTCAATACCAGTTGAACCTGCACCGCTTAGCGTTCCTGAATCGCTTGCAATCGGGGTCGTAGTACAAAGAGCTAGGGCCAATACTGTCGGTTTAGTAAATGTTCCAGTGCGGAACACATGGGTAATAAACTGACCTTCAAGATAAGTAGACATTGCTGCCATTGTGAATTTTCCTTTTAGTTAACTAATTTATATAGGCTTCAAGCTAAGAATTTTAGGAGACAATTATGCCTATAGTAGATGGTGGAAAAGTCCACATTACGCTTCCGAGAAAGTTATTCTTTCCTGACAGTCCAGCCGATATTCAAGATAATTCTGATGCGCACATCCAGATTAATAATCTCTTTACAAAGTTAAAAAACAATAAACTAATAACCAACTTTACCTTAACTTTAGATAATGGAAAGGTTATAGTTTCTGCCGAACTTGCTCCCAAACCTGAAGCCAAGACGATTCCTGCCGAAAAATCTGAACAGTCGGATACCAAGGTGAGCTAGATCCCTTATCAAACCAACGAAAGTCATTAGATTTTCCAAGAGCCAAGTAAACTGGCTTACCCATAGCCGCCGCTAAATGAGCCACCGACGTATCAACAGTAGCCACAGCATCTAATTTAGATATTATTTTAGCAGTATCATTGAAATCATTAATTCTTGGCGCTAGATCTGTATACTTAACATCAGATCCATCCATTAAATCAACTGGACCAGTATTGTTCCATACTCTCTGCATACTGCCTTTTTGTAAGGAGTATAACTTAAGACCATCTAATGGCTTTAAATCTCTCAAATAGCAGCTTCTTATATGATCATGGTCGTGTACGGTGCTTCCTGCCCAAACTATGCCTATTCCGCCATTAATATCATCAAACCCATCTTTAACAGTAATATAAGGTACGTCACTAGGAATTGTTTCTGTAGTTGTTTTGAAAATGTATGGCAAACTGCACCAAGATGCAATACAGTCAAATTCAGGTAATTTACAATCATCCTCGCCATATTTGCGTATTGCTACAAATTCATCAATATAAGGGTAATCTTTAAATAAATCTTTTACATCATCCCACATTTCGCTAATAACATAGCAGCCTCTTTCTTTTAGAAGCTTGGCGTATCTAACGAATTGTATAAAATCACCAACACCCTGCTCAATAAACAAAAGAACTTTTTTATTTGGCGAACCTTCCCATATAGGCTTTGAACCAAACCTTTCCATATAAGCAGACGATTTAGGCAATAGAAGCCTCCACTCATACTCTCGGAAGCCTTCTTTAAAATCTCCAGATTTTATCATATCCAAAGACATATTAAAATGAACCTGTGCATCATTTTCTTTATGCATTAAATATTCTCGGAAACACTCTATGGCTTCTTTCGGGCGATTTAAAAACCCTAGCGTCAGTCCTTTGGAGTTTAAATTAGCCAAAGAATGCTCTAGCGACAATGATTTATCAAGGTATGTCAAAGCTCTGGAGAAGTCCGTTTTCTTATACATCAAAGCCGCTAGTCCAGTATAAACAGCATGTTCATCATCTTTAATTTTTAAAGCAATATTCAGGTACTCTTCTGCTTTTTCATATTCATGAATATTTGAACATTTTTGAGCAGATTCAAGAAGATAATTTATAGAATCGCAACGAATAATACTCATAGCATTTGCTGAACTAGACTTGTCATTATCGTCAAATACTCCGTCAAATGGCTTAAAATCTGACGCCGCTTCAAATTGGTCCGCCATGTGATTTGGTATACAAATCAAATTTAAACATCCCACAAAGCCAAAAACGTTATTCTGATTTTTATGAAAGTTGTTTTTGTTAAACAACAATGACTTATAAATATATGTTTTATATCCTAATTTGATTATGTATTCAGTTAGATCTTTGGCCATGTCCAACCTATCGTTTTCAACGAATAGGATTGGCTGAAATTTAATGATAGTGTTTCTGGCCCCAGCCAACACGTTCATTTCCATTCCCTCTACATCTATTTTAATGAAATTACATCTCTTTAATTTCATTAAATCAATAGTGGTCATTCTTGCCATGGTGTTTGGCTTGTTCGGCGCATACTTTTTATGCAACTCTAAGCCGCCGAAATTGCCTGGAACTTTAAAATCAAGTTCTGGTATTTTCATTTGCCCATCTTTGTTGCTAACCACTTGTTGAAATGCGTACACATTACTCAAATTGTTAATTGCTATATTGCCACAAAGAGCATAATATACCTGTCTTTGTGGTTCAAATGCCCATACCGCACCATTGCCAACTAACTTAGAAAAAGCTATGGTATGCGTGCCAATATTGGCCCCAATATCTAATACCCAATCGCCTTCTTTGATTACGCTTTCAAAAAACCTAACCTCTTCTTCTTCATATTCGCCATAATTAGTGAGTGATCTACCAATATATTCATCATTCGGATTGTATATGAATTGGCCGTGTTTACATGTTTTTATTACGTTCATTTTAAATCAGTTAATCCAAAAGCGTGAAGAACAAGATTGTTGGCTCCGTACAAAAAATCAAAATTTGTTTTAGGATAATAATATATGTGCTTGTAGCGATAACAGTGAGAGTTTAAACTTTTAATTCTTATATTATCAAATAACTTGGCTGCTAATACCGACATAAAAGAGTCAATACCATAATATCCGTGGCACTGTTTTAATATTTCAATCGATTGCAAAATAGAAGTTTGATTAAGCAAATTAATAATTCTGCCGTGATTTGGAACATAAAGATTACCAGTTCCTAAAACTACACCTATCTGGTTATTTTCAGTTAGTAATGATAAAATAGTGCTCCAGTCGTCATCATTAAAATTTCTTTCTGGAGGACTGCCAAAACTACTTGTTACTGGCGCGATTGCCACTGCATTTAGCGGCGGGCTAGGCGCATCACATAGCTTATGTTTTATTAAACTGGAATATGTATAATCTGTAAAATCTTCTTGTTTAATTAACGTCTTTGAAAGTTCCCAGTAGTTAAAGACATTTGTTTCATTAACTGCCTTAAACCTGATGGCGATACTCCAATCTTCAACCTCATTCCAATCACCTGGAAGTGGATCGCCATTATGATTTTTAGAAAATCCCTCAAAGTGATTCTTGTGAAAGAAGCAATATGGCGCTGGGTTATTAAACTCTTTCCATATGATTACTTGTTCTTTAAGATTCGGATAATTAGGTAGCGCTGAAACGATCTGAATAATTTCTTTTTGCGCTGGAGTTGCGTAATATATCTTGGTAATGCTTTTCCTCAAATCTTCGGGAAAAAAGCATTCAGATGCTATAAAATCACCGATTCCTGCGGTGACGAATATCTTAGTCATAAGATTAAATTAGTGGAGATTAATAAATAATGTATAATGGCAACAATCAGCACTAATTGGGATTCAACGTGGACAGCGACAAGCATCGCAAGTTCCACTAT